GAGAGGAAGAAGAATACAATGATTTATTTAAATATGGCGATAATAACTATTCGGTTTGTCATGAACAAAGAAGTGTAAATGGAAATACGATTTATGTCACCACTAATCTTAGAGTATTAGTAGAAAATAACTGGCTTGATGATCTAAAATATCTCTGTGAACCTACTGAATATCATGAAAAACGAATTACAGTAAAGTTTATTTGTGATCGTGGTGTATCTCATGAATTTGTAAGACATAGAGTATTCTCTTTTGCTCAGGAATCTACCCGTCAAGAAACAATGGCGGCTTAAATAAGTAATTATTTATGCATAACCCAGTGAATTGCTGGAAGGCTAAAATTTATTAAACTTTTCTACAAGTTTGGATATATCCAAATTTATCATTAACTTTGTTACAGTAATAAATATAAAATTTTTAAGCTATGAGAAAAATGGATATTAACGTAGGTGATAAATTTGGAGATTGGACTGTAACAAATATAAATGTTCTATCAAAGAATAAAAGTAGATATGTATTATGTCAGTGTAAATGTGGCTATATGGGAGAAGTTAATGCCTCAGCCCTTAGAACTGGAAGGAGTTCTAGCTGTAAATCCTGTGCCAAAAGGAAAAATACCACAATTTTAAAAGTAGGAAGTAAATACAAACATTGGACTATACTAGAAGGTCCAATATACAAAAATTCTACTGCTTATTACAAAGTTAGATGTGATTGTGGGACTGAAACCTATAAGTTACCTATAGAACTTCTTTATAAAGATAGGGACTTTCAATGTGAAAAATGTGCTCATAAAGAGAATATGGAAAATATTAGAAAGAAAAATGGAGAAGTTGGAGAACTTACTAAAACTGAATATACTAGGCTTAAGAGGTCTGCTGAAAAGAGAGCTTATGTTTTTGAGGTTTCTATAGAATACTTATGGAATCTATTTCAAGAACAAAAACAAATTTGTGCTATTACTGGGGATTATATCCCTAATATAGAAGAAGCTTCTCTTGATAGAATAGACTCCTCTAAAGGGTATATTGAAGGTAATGTTCAATGGGTAACTTATCAAGCTAACTTAAGTAAACATGTTATGACAATGGAACAATTATACGAGTTTTGTAGAAAAGTATTAAATCATGCTAATCAGCAGCCAAGCCAGAGGTTAACAACTCTGGAAGGTTCAGAGACTAATTGATGAAACTATGTCTAAAATAATTTTTGAATGTCCTGTATTGCAGGAATTTTGGGACAAATATATAGCCAATAGAGATTGGAATAAAACTTGTAAAGAGATTAGTACAATTCTTGATGGCTTAGAGTATTTTAGTGTAGAATATAATTCAAACACGAGTGCTGGACATCCTTTATAGGATGATGATATAGTCCGATACTCTGAGGAAACTCAGAGAGTTCAAGATAAAGAGCTTGAACATTAACTAATTGTACTGTAATTATAGCAAAGATAAGTTTGGAAGTGAGCTTACTTTTATTATTCCTTATTGGACAAATATTCCAGAAGGACAAAGTTATTGGCATGATGGCATTGGGTATCGCGTAGGAGCAGATATTCAAAATAAAGATTTTGGATATATTGAGAAGTCTCCAAACTATTTTAATTTCTTATCTTCTTTAGAAGAATCAGAAAAATGTTATCTTAGACTATTAAATGAAGGATGGGTTCCTCAACAAGCTCGTTCTATACTTCCAAATTCTCTCAAAACAGAGTTAGTAATGACTGGAACTCTTGAACAATGGAAAGGATTCTTTAAGTTACGTAGTCCATTATATGGAGCAATAGGAGCTCATCCTCAAGCAGCAGAACTAGCAGATAAACTGTATATACAGTTTAAGGAGAAAAATTATATTTAAAATGAGCCATTATAAAGAAACAGTACAGTATGATCATATAGATGAAGAACAAGAACATTCTTTTAGACATCTTTATGCAGATTGAAATTCTAAAACAAATACTGTAACTGTATGAAATAAAGAAGGTATAGTTATATATAGTGGATACGATGATGAAGCTAAAGCTTTAGGTTGTTTATTATCTAATATTAGATGTCAAAAAATCGATAAATTTCCACATGAAGATTAAAAAATTTAAGATATGCAACTCATTAAAGCATGTAAAGAATTAATGATTAGAGAGCCCTTTTATGGGCTCTTTCTTCTTAATTTAAATAAAGAAATATCTGATACATATGTAGATACAGCTTGTGTTTCTAGAAATGGAGTAAATTCTAAACTAGTTATAAATCCTAATTACTGAGATAAATTAACTGACAATCAGCAGTTAGGTTTATTAAAACATGAGCTAATTCATATATGTTTTAACCACATGTTTATTGAATCAGAACTTCGAATTAGTGACCACAAACTATTCAATATTGCTTGCGATTTAGTTTGTGATCAATATATAAAAGATGTTCCTGATAATATGTGGGATCAACTAAAAGATAAATATCCTGATTTAGTAAAAAACTTAGAAAAGGACAAAGGTGAAAAATATTATTATGAAGAGCTAATAAAATATGCACAAAAAAATTCTCAATCTGGACAGAAAGGATCAGGTAGTGGGAATAGAGGCACAATACAAGGTCTTGATGGAATTAGTGGAGGAGCTGATGATCATAAGTTTTGGAAAGAATATCAAAATCTTGATGAAGCAGGAAAAAAATTAATGCAAAATCAAACTGAGCATCAATTAAAAGAAGCAGCTACAGCTACTACTAAAAGTAGAGGTAGCATTCCAAGAGAATTTCAATCAATAATTGATGCATTATTTAAAGTAGATCCTCCTATATTTAATTGGAAAATGTATTTCCGAAGATTATTAGGAAATTCATTTAAAACGTATACAAAAAAATCTCTTCGAAAAGAGTCTAATAGATTTGTTGGAAGTGCTGGAATCAAAGTAAAGCATAAACAACATATTCTTGTTGGAATTGATACATCTGGATCTGTAAGTGATTCAGAATTACAAGATTTCTTTAGTGAAATCTATCACATATATAAAACTGGGTCTATGGTAACTATTGTAGAATGTGATGCCGATATTCATAAAATATATGAATATAAAGGAAAGTTTGATGGAAAAATTACAGGTAGAGGAGGTACAGATTTTAAACCTGTAATAGATTATTATAACGCTAATCTAAATAAATATACTACCTTAGTATTTTTTACTGACGGTTATGCTCCATTAGACACATTCAAACCTATGCGACAAATGATGTGGGTTATTACAAGTAATGGGCATAAAACCCAAAAATATCCAGGACATACTATTTTTATACCATAAAATATGAAGAAAAATATAAATACAATTAATATTGAAGAATTAAAAACATTAGCTAGTTATATTATTGATAATAATAAACGATTATATAATGAGCATAAAAAGACTACTGCAATTGAAGTAGTAGGTGAATCTGGTTTAGGTAAAACTTCTGCTATCATTCAGTTAGCTCAAGAAAGAGGAATGGACTGTATTAAACTTAATCTTTCTCAGTTAGAGGAATTAGGTGATCTTATTGGTTTTCCAATTAAAGAGTATTATGTTTGTACAGAGCGTCCTAGACTTGATGATGATGGAATGCCTGTTGTAGAAAATGAAATAGTAATTAAGGATGAGGAATGTCTTTGGGTATCTGCAGATGTACTAGATTCTTATATTGCAGAGGGTTATAGAATTAAAGATAATATATCTCGAATGGGATACGCTCTTCCTGCATGGGTTCCTACTTCTCGAAATGAAAATGGCACAATTTTAATTCTTGATGACTTTAATCGTGCGGATTAAAAAATATATTGTAAAGTTTTGTTTCCCTGAATAAATTTAGTATCTTTGATATAAATTTAAAAATATGGAAAAACTAACATTACAAAAGATTAAAGTTTATAAAAAAGTTTGTGGAATTTATAAAATAAAGATCCACGATAAAGAATATATAGGAAGTTCAAAAAATATTCAGCATAGATTAAGACAACATCTAATTACTTTAAAACAAAATAAACATCACAATCATACTATGCAAAATTTGTATAACAAGTATGGCATTGATAATATTTATTTTGAAGTTATAGAAACTTGTCTTGAGGAAAATAGAATTAGTAGAGAAAAATACTATATAAATAGTATTAAACCTTATATAAATCATATTTTAGACCCTGAGAATATCATTAGAGATAAAGAATATAAACATAGAATAAGTATCTCTAAAAAGAAATATTATGAGACACATTCTCCAGTTAATATAAAAATGGTATATCAGTATAGTTTAGAAGGAAAATATCTTCAAAGTTATAAATCGATAACAGATGCAGCTATATCTACTAACCAAGATACTACTGCAATATGTAGTGTATGTAATAATCGTAGTTATACTGCTGGTGGATATAGATGATCATTTGAATTAAAAGAAAATCTTTCTAAACTAAAAAAGAAATATAAGAAAATACCTGTTATTCAATATTCACTTGATAATGTTTTTATTAAAGAGTGAGATTCTAAAACAGATGCTGAAAAAGAACTAAAAATTTGTAATATATCTCGCGCTATAAGAAAAAATCTTACTGCAGGAGGATATAAATGAAAGTATAAAATCTAGA